TGCGGGTGCGGACATAACCGCTATAGCAGCCCTTGTTCGCCGCCCGCAGCAGGCCCTTGGCATATCGCGCCGCCTCCGCGTTGCTTCCGACGTAGAAGTCAGCCGCAGGCTTGAGGATGCGGTCGGAACCGTTGCCCGCCGAAAAGTTGCCGGTATACAGTCCGTTTTCAATCAGACAGGAACCGTAAAGCGCCGCCCGGTTGTCGTTGTAGAAGTAGTCAGCGTCCTCCGTGACTTCCAGAGTCTCAGAGGGTGCCAGCGCCTCCATATAGGCTTCGTTGTAAAGCACCAGGGTCTTGTCATATACCAGGAAAGCGCAGCCCTCCAGCTTGGCTCTGCGGTGCAGGAAGTGGAAGTCGCTCTCATTGGATTGCAAGAGATACGCATAAAGCTGATCGCTCACGCCATAACTGACAAAGCGCAGGCCGTTTCGTGCGGCGATCTCTGCCCCAATCTGGAGCAGGCGAACCTTTTGCCATGCCTTGTCCCGCTTCTCGTAGCCGGTGGCAGGAGCGGACTGAGCGGCGATGTCATACTGGCCGTTTTTGGGTTTGGCTGCGGAGACGAACATGATGCCGGTGCCGATAGCACCGTAGTCCACGCGGATCTCGTCACCAACAGCGGGCGCCCAGCGATCCCACATATCGTCCACGTCATTGACACGCAGGTGCAGGGTGTCCGACTGACCCGCCGCATACATATCGTGATAGCAGCGGTTGATGGAGACGTCGGTGGTGATGTCCACGCCTTTATAGGTGATCTGGATCATGCCTCACGCCTCCAGGGCGGCAGCGTCTCCGGCAGTGTCACGGTGGACACATCGGGGATGGTCAGCGTGACACCTGCATCAAAGATCAGCACGTCGCAGTGGTCGGGGTTCTCCTGGATGATGGCGCTTGCCAGTTTTTCGTCGTCATAATAGTGGAGAGCCAGAGCGTCGAAGGTGTCGCCCTCCACAGTGGTGTGGATCTTAGGCATATACCGTCGACCTCCTTCCCTCGAAATACTCGTCCAGCATATCCATGAACTCGGGATATTCGGCCTCGATGGCATCCATGATGGTCTTTTTATCGGCCTGTCCATGGATCACGATGCTGGGGGCAAACTTTATCTCCTCCACGTTGTAGGAGCTGCCGCCGCTGTTTCCACCCAAAGCGAAGTCGGAAAAGTCAGCGTTCAGCATCCGGCCAGCCTGCGCCCAGTAGCCCAGGTTTTCTTCCCGGTATCGGCGATCGAAGGAAATGACCGCCTCGGTGCCGGCTTCACCTGCAAAGGTGAGGCCCTTGGTAAAACCGCCGGTCGCCAGTCCGGGGATCAAGCCTTTCAGCTTGGAGCCGATACCGCTGCCGATATTTTTCACCTTGTCGGTGATGCCGCCGATGGCGTTTTTCACCTTGTTTACGATCTTGATGACCGCGTCGAAGGGTTTCGTCATGATGCTCTTGAGCTTAGAAAATCCGCTGGAGATCTTGTTTTTCACGTTGGAAACCATTTCCGACGCCTTGGACTTGATATTGGACCAGGCATTGGAAAGGGACGAGGTGATGGCCGACCAAGCATTTGAGACCGAGGCTTTCATGCTGGTCCAGGCGGCGGTAAGGCTCGCGCCCAGCTCTCGCGCCTTGGCCTTGACGGCGTTCCAGGCGTTGGATGCGGCGGCTTTCATTTTGGTCCAGGCAGCGGTAAGGCCCGCGACGAACTCCGAAGCCTTGGCCTTAATGGCCGACCAGGCCGCAGATGCAGCGGATTTTATGCCCTCCCACAAATTGATCCAGAAATTGCGGAAGCCCTCGCACTTGTTCCACAGGATCACAAAGGCGGCGACTACGGCGGCGATTGCTATGACGATCAGCGTGATGGGGTTGGCGCTCATGGCGGCATTGAGCAGCCACTGAGCAGCGGTCATCAGTTTGGTGGACATGAGCCAGGTTTTCAGACCTGCCGCGATGGAACTGATGTTCTGCACGACACCGACCAGCGCCAGACCACCCAGCGCTATGCCGATACCGGCAATCGCCGCCGCGATGATGGGGCCGTTGTCCTTGAACCAGGCAAAGGTGGTTTTCAGCTTTTCAATGCTGCCGGTTATAAACTCGGCTATCTTGCCGGACAGTTCCTCAATCTTGGCGGCCACCTGGGAGAAGTCTATCTTTTCGATGACCTCCAGGACTTTCAAGAGGATCTGATTAAAACCATTTTTCACCGCCGTGGTGGCGGGTTCGAGCTTTTCGCCCATGGCTGCCAGCGTGTCGTTGTAGTTCGACTGCGCCAGCCGTGCCTCCATGATGGAGGCGTTGTTCTCCCGGTATTTGTCGCCGGCCTTAGAATACAGTCCGTTCAGCGTTTCAGTGATGAACGCGGCACGCTCCTGCTCGCTGTTCATTCCCTCCAGCGCCTCGTTGAAGGTATCCTCGCTGACGCCCGCCCAGTTGAGGGCGTCGGCCAGCACGCCGGTGACCTTGCCGACCTTGGCGGTCTCATTGGATGCCTCGGTCAAGCCCTCGATCGGGAGGCTGTCGCCGAAGGTGCCCCACACACCGGCGGCGATGTTCGTCCATTTCTGCATATCTTTTTCAGACTCGACGAACTTTGCCAGGTGGTTGACAGCTTCGACGCTGCGATCCTCCTCACCAAGGACTGCATAAAATTGCTTATAGGTGCCGGTCGCCAGTTTGGTGGACTTGCCGGCGCTTTCCCAAGCGGTCTCCAGTTTGCCCATGTCCTCCCGGTACTCCTGGGTGGCCTCGGGCAGACCATACAGCGCGGACGCCGCCTCGGTACACTTGCCGACAATGGCCTCGATGCCACTGGCTGCAAGGTTGCCCAGCGTGACGGTCATCACGCCCAGGCTGTTTTCGGTTCCTTTTGCCGCTTCGTCCAGGTCATCCAGCCCGGAGGTGAGCTTATCGGCGGCACTTTCAGCCGCGCTCATTTTGGACTTATTATCTTTCAGCTCGCCGGACAGCTGCTGGATCTTGCTTTTCAGTTCCTTGGCCTGCTTGGAGGACTTCTCTCCACTAAGGACATAGTCCATATACTTCCGCTTGGCCTTGTCCAGTTCAGAGGCTTGCTCTTTGATGGTGATGCCCAGTTTATCGGTCGCCGACGCGGATGCCTTTACAGCGTCCTGCATCTGCTCCAGTTCATTGGTCACATCGTTCAAGGACTTCCTCAGACTGGCCTCCACCTTACCGGCGATGCTGATTATAGTCTCGAACTCTTTGCCTTTTGCCACCGTCTCACCTCCTATCTATGACGGCGGGGTCTATGCTGCGGCGACTGCCGCTGCTGCTTTCGTGCTTCTGCCTCCTCGACGGCCTCCGCACAGTCCACGATAAAGTCTTTTATTCGCTTTCGTTCGAGGTCTGCGGTGCTTGTGTAGAAGGCTTGGCTGTAGCTTCGGATCGCTCGTCGGAGCTGCTTTCCTCCGAGGTATCCGATTGAAGCAAAAAATTGCGGCCCACATTGGAAAAAGCCATTACGTCGGCGCCCTTGACGCGCTCCAGATCCTCAAAGGTATATCCGGGGTTTACGGCGATGGCAGCGGCGAAGCCCATATAAAGATGCAGGCCAAAGTCGAACTCCACAGCGGGAGAGATGGACACGTTTTTCATGCCCGCAGCGACCTTTTTCTTTGCATCCGCTTCGGCATACAGCACAGCGGTGATCTCGTCGGCATCGTAGGAGATCTCGCTGACCTGCTTGCCGTCGATGGTGATGGGCTTTTTCAGCTTGATAATGTTCTGCATGGTTCCTTCTCCTTTCCATTTCAGACGATGCCCCGCCGGTCTCCATCCGGCGGGGCGTTATGGGATCACAGCAGGGAGTCCAGGTTGGCGTAGTCCTTGCCGGCGATGCGGACGATACCGGCCAGACGATCCACCAGCCACATCTCCTCACCGTCCACAAACAGGTTGTAGCGGGTCAGAGCGATGCGGGTCTCGTGTTCGCTGGCGCTGGCGACTTCCAGGCTAACCTCGGGCAGGTTGGCGGGAACGCCGCGCAGGAACGCCTTGCAGCCCACGTTCTTGGTGTTGCCGTTGGCGTCGGTGACGGTCTGCACCCAGCGGACCTCGTGGGACTTTGCCTCGGGGGTCAAAGCGCCGCGCAGACCCTGGTCCAGGCCGATCTTGGTGATGGCGGCCTCCATGTGT